TTTGTCTCCTATGATTAAAAAGTTTCCATTTATCAATTATATGAATGGCTTCATCTTTTCTTAGTCCAAAATTTTCACGAAGATAATTAGGCACACTTTTCATATCAATAAAATCTGTCCCTTTGATATAATCTAAAACTCTAAAGTAAAATTTAGTATTTTCTGTCATGTTAAAGATCCTATTAAAAATCCGAGCACTAAGAATACAAAGTAATTTCTTAATCTTTTCTTAAAAACAAGATCATGGTTTTTATTTCTGAATCTAAATTTCATTTTTTTCTCCCTTATTAATAATTTTTAAGAAATTATCTTGCAACTCTTTTCTGACGTTTGGTAAAGCATTAGAAATTTTTACGATTTGGTTAACTGAACAATCGTTAGCTAGAGCCACTTTATTGATATAAGTTGTCCAAGCACTTTTAAAAAGTCTTTGATATCCTTCTTTGATAATATTTTCTTTAGTATTTTTTAAGTTTTTCATTTTTTTCTCCTTATCAATTAACTTATTATTCTATTTAACAACAATTAAATAAAAAAGTAAACCCTTTTTGGAATATTTATTTAATTAAAATGGTATATCAGTATCTATATCATTAGGGTTTTGATCTTCCCATAAGTTACGAGCTAGAACCTTACCAATATCTTCTGTTAATTTGTATGCTTCAAAAAATGCTTTTTCTGAACCATATTTTGTATGTAATAAACTATGATGATGTTGGCAAAGAGGAATAACATTTTTATCATTACTCCTCATACCCATTCCACGAACTCCGTCCCATGGTCTTAATAAATGATGTGCTTGAGTTGGACCAGTACATGCTTGGCTAATTTTCATTGTTTTTAAACAACACTGCATACTGGCCACAAACTCTAAATAAGCACGATTTTCATACCTTTTTTTAGAAGTCTGTTTCCGTTTCTTTTTTATAGGTTTTCTTTTCATCACTAAGTAAATTTGCTTCTTTTAGTTTTACTTTAGTATATTCTGCACCATTTCCAGTTACATTTCTCCACCCACCAAGCTCATATTTCTTTGTATTAAAAGTAATAAGTCCTTTAATATCAGGCATTAAATCAGGTTTTTCTGAATCTGCTCTTTCTTCATCTGTAACTTTTTTTAATAAACCAGCTGATATTGCAATTTCAAATTTATCAGGCTTGTCTGGCTGTGAATATTTTAAAATACAGGCATATCTTTCTATTCCCTCAATTTTAATTTTTCCTTTTCTTACAACAGTACAATTAGTTTCGTGCCATAAGCTCCCAGTGTTTTCTTTGTATTCAAATTTTTTATCCATTTTTTTCTCCTTAATGTTTAGTAAATAATTTATCGTTTTTTAAATCTTCTGAAATAGTCGGCATTAATTCTAAGAATTTAAAATATTGTGCTTGAGTCATCATTACTTTGATTTCATCATCTTGAATTATTGGGGGGTTGTCCCAAATATCGTAAAACAAATCTCTTACCTCTTTATTAATATCGCCACTTGCATAAGCCTGATCAATCATATTTCTATTCATTTTCTTGACTTCGTAATAATCTTTTTCTGTTGCACCTTTTTTGATGAACAAAAAATTTCCGTCTTTATCATTTCCTATTGGTAACATTTTTACTCCTTTATTAATCTATATTTATAACCTTTTCCACCATCAATTCTTTTACGATCTACCACCTCACCAGTTCGTGGTAATTCGTATTTGATACGAAAAGGGTCTTTTCTTAAATCTCTTATTGCAGCAGAGATAGATGGTTCACCATAAAATTTATTGGCTTTTTCTTTAATGGTTTTTTGTAATTCCCAAAAAGTCCACCATCTACCATCTTGCATACATTTATAAACACAATCGTTTATAGATAACTTTTTCATTTAAAAGTCAGATTGTCCAACAGTAGTTTTTGGTTGGATTGGTTTACTGGTAGAAACCTGTTTTTTTATAGCTTCAACAGCTTTATTACCATCGTCGTCATCTTTACTACCAAGACCACAAGCCATCAATAAAGAGTACCTCTTTCCATAAGAAATTGCACTACCGTATGCATGAGGGTCATTTTTAACAGCAGGTATAAATAAAACACCACTACTAAGAGAAGCACCATGTCCATATAAAACTGTTTCTATACCAACACCACCTTGTCTTTCGTGTGCGATCTGTTGAAAGTAAATACCATTATTGTTCAATGGTTTTTTTACTGTACCAAGCACGGATTCTAATGTTGCATAACCACTATTAAAATAAGGGTTAGTTCCATCTTTTACTACATTCTCAATCTCAGATTGAGCTTTTGTCAAAGCATTAATCAAATAATCAATTCTTTTCATTTTTTACTCCTTAAATAAAATTTGAGCACCTTTAATTTCTTGAGGCCCCCATTGTTTCATAAAGTTTTCATTCGTGGTGTCAGGCACTAGGCAAGACATACGAGCCACCTCATGTATATCACTAGAAAATGACAACATCTGCATCATTTTTTTAGCAATTCGGTAAATGTCCTTAATGTGTGTTTCAACATCGTGAACATGTCTTGTTATAAATTCCTTCTTTGTTTGGGTTACATAAATGTAATCTAACATTGCAATTTTCCCTGTAGCTAAACTGTAAAAGGAAACCTGTCTCAAATGATCGCTTTTTTCTTTAACTGCTGTTCCTGTTGTTTTAATATCTCTAATACAGTCATGATATTCCATATCTATATAACCTATAATTGGAATAGGTAAATCATCAAACTTATATTCAACCTTATGTTGTGGTTTTTCAAGATCACCAAACTTTCTGTAAATAGGTATAGCTAGCCTTAGAGTTTCAGGTATCTGTGCTTGTTTTTTTGCACACATATAAAAGTCATAATCTTTTGCATGACCAGCTTCTGTAATTTCTTTATGGACAACTTCATATCTATCCATACATATATGGATAGCTTCTTCAATATCAGATTCAGGTTTTATACAAGCATGGGTTATTCCAAGCTCAACAATATTCCCAAAAGTCATGGCAGGGCTATATGCTTTGTCTTTATAACCAGCAATATTTACTAGCCACTTTGCAGGGTCTGATCTGAATTTGTTTATAGATGATGGAGATAAATATGCAACTCCATGATGTTCAAATACATTTTTCATTTTTTTCTTTCCTTTATAAGATTCTACCATTATAATCCCATAAAGGAATAAAATAAACATGAAATTAAAAGAATATTTAATTAATAATTCAATGACCCAAAAAGATTTCATTCAAGAAATTCAAACAAAACATAATAAAACAATACCTCAAGGAACTTTAGCAAAATGGATTCTCGGCATAAGAATACCAAGGAAAGACGATATGATAAAAATTTACGAAACTACGAATCGCAAAGTAACACCAAACGATTTTTTTTTAGATTAATATGAAGATAATTCAAGCAAAAATAAATGATTTAAAACCTTATAAAAATAATCCTAGAAAACACACTGAAGAACAAATAGCACAAATTGCAAAATCTATTGATGAGTTTGGATTTCTAAACCCTATTTTGGTTGACGAAAAAAATATAATATTGGCAGGTCACGGCAGGTATATGGCTTCACAAACATTAAATTTAGATAGTGTGCCTGTTGTAAAAGCAGAGAATTTAACAGATGAACAAAAACAAGCATTGGTTATTGCTGATAATAAAATTGCTTCAAATTCTACATGGGACGAAAATTTACTGTGGGACCAAATTAGAGAACTTAATGAAAAGGGTTTTGATTTAAATGTTTTGGCTTTTGAAGAAATGGAAATATTGCCAATTTTAAATGTTGGTCAAGTTGTTGATGATCCAAGCACTGAATGGGTTGATATGCCAGATTATCAACAAGAAAATTTAATGCCACAAAAAACTTTACTGGTTCATTTTGCAAACGAAGATGATAGGCAAGAATTTTCAAAACTGGTGAATCAAAAATTAACAGAAAAAACAAAATTTATTTGGTACCCACCACAACCTGAATTTACCACAAAAGACCGTCAATATGAATCAGACTGACCCTCAATATCCGATATTTATACCAAGCAAGGGCAGGTGGGAATCAAGATTAACGAGCAAATGGTGGGACAGCTTAGGCATACCTTACAGACTTGTTGTTGAGCCTGACGAATATGATAACTATTTAAACGAGGTAGGAGACGAGAAAAAACTCATTAAACTAGATATGTCGTATAAAGAAAAATACGACCTCTGCGACGATTTAGGACAGTCTAAGACTACTGGAAGTGGCCCTGCAAGAAACTTTATTTGGGATACTGCAGAAAAAGAGGGGCATAAATGGCATTGGATTATGGACGACAATATTATGGGTTTTAGAAGAATGCATAATAATAGAAAAATAAGGGTTGCAAATGGAGCACCTTTAAGAATAATTGAAGACTTTTGTGCAAGATATGAAAATGTAGCTATGGCTGGTCCACATTACGATTATTTTTTTCCATCACGAGTTACAAAACCACCAATTACAGTAAACTCAAGAATATACAGCTGTAATTTAATAAGAACTGATGTGCCTTTTAGATGGAGGGGGCGATATAATGAAGATACAATTCTTTCTTTAGATATGCTTAAAAAGGGTTGGTGTACTGTTTTATTTAATGCATTGCTTCAAGATAAGGTAACAACTCAAGTAATGAAAGGTGGAAATACTGATCAGCTTTATAAAGATGGCACATTGGCAAAAAGTCAAATGATGGTTGATACACACGGTGATGTTTGTAAATTAAGTTTTAAATATAAAAGATGGCACCACCACTGCGATTACAAACCTTTTATGAAAAAAAATAAGTTGGTCAGAAAAAAAGATTGGCAACCTAAAGGTGAACCAAATAACTATGGAATGCAACTTAAAATTAAAAAATAAAAAAATTTTAGTTACCGGTGGTTGTGGCTTTGTTGGTAGTCATTTAATTGATTCATTAGTTCTTGAAAATGATGTTTACTGTTTAGACAATAATTTTACAAGCTCAAAAGAAAATCTTAGTAATCTTTGTCATTTCTATCGTGGCGAAACCATAGAAATAAATGATATTTTTAAACACTATTTATTTGATTTTGATTTAGTTTTTCACCTAGGCGAATATTCAAGAGTTGAACAAAGTTTTGATGATATTGATAAAGTGTTTCAATACAATTGGAATTCAATATATGAAGTTCTTAAATTTGTTAGAAAACATAATGCTAAATTAATTTATGCAGGTTCAAGTACAAAATTTGGTGACGATGGTACAGCAAAATATACAAGCCCTTATGCTTTTACAAAAAGCGCAAATACAGAACTGGTAAAAACTTATTGTGATTGGTTTAATTTAGATTTTGCAATTTCTTATTTTTATAATGTTTATGGTGAAAGAGAAATAAAAAATGGTAAATATGCTACAGTTATTGCTAAATTTATTGAATTAAAAAAAATTGGTTGTAAAAAATTACCTATTACAAAACCGGGCACACAAAGAAGAAATTTTACACATATAAAAGATATAATAAGCGGTCTGCATTATATTGCCATAAAAGGTAAAGGAGATGGTTTTGGCATTGGCTCTAAAGAATCATTTAGTATTTTAGAAATTGCTGAAATGTTAGATATGGACTATAAATTTACAAGGGCAAAAAAAGGAAACAGACAAACTGCACCTGTTATTAGCGACAAGACAGAATCACTTGGTTGGCGATCAAAATATTTTTTAGGCGATTATTTAAAAGATTTTTAAGTTACCAATTTTCTACAGTATGCTGTACAAATCTTCTTGTATTAAAATCATATATAAATTTTACTTCACCAATTTTACCGTAATGATCTTGTTCTCTTATTTTTCTTGTTATTACTCTTGTTGAATTATCATCAAAATCTCTATGCACTGTCATTACTACATCAGATTGATTATGCCAATGACTTGCACCTGAAATATCATAAGCAGTCGGTGGTGCATATCCACCATCTGTTGATTTTGGTAGTTTCGTTGGATGAGCAATACACCAAAAAACTATTTCATGGATTCGTGAAAATCTTTTACATAAAGATATAAAATCTCTAATATGTTCATCTTCTCTTTTATTGCCTAGCCGTGAAGCATCAACTTCATTGTAAGGGTCAATAATTACTCCATTAATACCGTATTTTAAAATTGCTGATTTTGCTATTCGTAAAATAGTATTTATATCTGGCACACTGTTTCTTGTTTCTATAAAAAAGAAATGTTTATTTATAAAATCCATTGCTTCTTCAAGTTCTGCTTTTGTCATACGATTTTCAAAATTTTCATCAAAGTTTTTACCCTTATACATTTGTACCAATCTTCTTATATGCATTTGTGTTGAATGTTCTGGTGAAAAAACAGCAAATTTCCAATTGTGATTTTCTGCAATACTTAATAGCATTTGATCAAGAAATAAAGATTTTCCATGGTTTGGTATTCCAGTAATTGTATGAAAAGTTGAGGGCAATATTTTAAGAATATCATCAAGACCCTGTATTCCTATTTCTAAAGGCTTCACATAATTTCCATCATATAATTCTTGAACCTGTAAAGAGTAATCTGAAGCACGATATAATCCCTCTACTGGATAAGGTATTGGATTTTTAAGAATATTTTTTAAAAATTCTTTACCATGTTTTACGAGAATCTCATTTGCATCTTTACAGCCTTGAGGCATATTCACAAACCAACATTTGTCTTTACCGTATCTGTGCAAAAGTTCTTTATGTAAAGCATGACCGCTACTGTCATTATCAGTAAAAAGCACAATTTTTGTTGCAGATAAAGGCGATTCTGTAAGTGCTTTAAATCTTGCATCATCTTTATTAAATTTAGCTTCCTTTGGTGCACCATTCGCAAGTGTGGTTGCATTATTAAATCCGCATTCTGCTAAACTTAAAACATCAATTTCACCCTCACATATGAAAACCATATCTTTGTTTCTAACATTATCGTAGTTGTAAAATAAAGGTCTAGTATTTGCTTTTTGTCTAAATTTTTTATCAACTGTTCTAAATTTTATATTTGCTATTTCTGATTTTTCATCAAAGTAAGGAAAACCAATCCAGTCACCATCAGAAAATATTTTAAAATCTTTGGCAGTTGTTATTGATATACCTCTTTTTTTTAAATAGTTATATATAAAATCTTCGTAAGTTTTATTATGTATTGCTGGTTTTTCATATTCTGTATTTGTATTTTTTTTCTTTGGGTACCAATTAGTATTTTTAGCAAACTGATACCCAGTCCAATCGCAATGGTGACACTTCCAAACAGCTTTAGACTGATTATTTTCTATTGTGACTGATAGAGGGTCGTCTGACATTTTGTGCGGAGGTTGGCACTGAGGGCACTTAGTTTTATAAGTACCATCATTTGTGCTTTTAAGTTTTATGCCTTCTTTGATTAAATCAAGCATTAATTGCACCATTACTTAAGGATTCAGACCAATACTTATCAAGTGTTTTGTCAGGCTCAAAATACATATCCCTTTCTATCATTGGAATAACACCTATCTTCATTGACATAAGTTCAGAAAGTGCCACACTTCCCAATTCCGGACAACCAAAACCAAGATCACAAAGACCAAAAAGAATGTCGTTATCATCTATTTCACTAATAAGCCAAGTGCCTTGACCGAACGCATTAAAGAGTTTTAAGTATGGTTTTCTATCCTTTTCAGGTAGTGTTTTATTTTTATCAAGTAGTCTTTTTATTTCTTTAGTAATTAATTTCATATTTCCTCCTTATTAACCAGCTAAATTATTTAAAGTTTTAGTTTCTGTAATGACTTCATCTTTCCATCTTTCTTGGTTCAACCAAGTAGAAGGATGTGGTATATATTTTAGTTCTGTATTAGTGTTTATTAAATTTCTTACACCTTTAATAATACTATCAAATTCTTCTAAATTAATTTTTTTAAATATAGATAAACTTTTTTTCTTAGAAACTTTCCTTGGATATAAATTCCAAAATAATTCAAAATTAGTTATATATATTTCTTTTGTATCTTCTTTAGTATTGTAGTTCCTATTGGACACCACCCTTGGTTCTTCTAAGACCTTAGGGTTATTTTCGTCAAAATTTAGAATATATCTATTAGAAGTATTACCACCATTTTTAAGTTTTCTATTTTCTTTTATAAGAAACCCTAAAGATTCAAATTCCTTGATAGCTGATTTAATGCTTTTTGTGGTTTGTAGTCCACAAAGATTTGCTAAATGTTGATGACTTGGGTAACAACTGCCATTTTCATCAGCATAATTAGCTAGTATTAACAATATTAATTTCTTTGTTGGACTTAGATTTTGAACCTTTAAGGCTCTGTTTAGTAACTCTATACTCATTATTCCTTTATTAATTTATAAGAACCAACAGTATTACCATTTATATCTTTACATACACCAATATCACTGTAGTGCAACTTAGAAGCAACCTCATTTAAAATCCTTTCAATTTCTTTATAAAGATTAGAATTCCACAATATACCTTCTTTGTTATTGGTTACATCATCGTAAAAAGCATCATTTTCTGTTTCTAAGTTAATAATAATTTTCATGTTTAACTCACCATAAAGTGTTTAGCATATTTGTTTTGATACTTACCAAGAATATCTAATTCGTAAGTACCTCTGTCTAATTCAGTCACACTACCTTCTAAACGAGGATATTGTCCAAAGACTGTATAGTTCTCAAAATCTTCTTCTTCACCTTCTACACAATACCCAGCTTTTCTTATATCTTCTTTTGTATATGAAGTTTTCTCGTATTTAAACCATCTAACAAAGTAGTCAGCTCTAGGATTTTCAGAATGAAGTTGGAAGAGATGAATAAGCATCTCAGCATAATTGGAATATTCCTTAATAATATTATCTGAATTATCAAGACATATTACATAGTCAGTATATATTTCTTTTTTCATTATTTTTTCCTTAACACATTACCTTTATCATCAAAGGCAGTATCAGTTGTAGTTAAGGCATATGAAGCATAAGAGGTATCACCCTTATTTCCTACCCAACCGATATACATATCATTGGCATCACGAATTAACCAACCACCACATCTTTTAGAAGAAAATTCTTCATTAGGTATAAAAGACCAATCGTCTGGTTGTTTTTCTTGGTATAGCTTTACAGCTTCTTTAAAAGTTCTCATTTTTTTCTCCTTATCAAACTTATATAAGTATTTAATAATATCCATATAAAAATGTAAACCCTTTTTGGAATATTTGTTTTTGATGTTGTTATATATTTAGTTTTGGAATATTATTTGCTGTAAGAAATAATGAGAAAAAATGGATAAAAAAAGACAAACAAAAAAATTGACAGAAACTTTAAAACAGAAAATACGAAACGATTTTGTTCAAGGCATAGATGGTGAAAAAGGCTTAAAAGAAATGCCATCTTTAGAGGATTTGATAAAAAAATATAATGTCCCAAAATCAACTTTATACAGAGTATCAAAAAAAGAAGATTGGAAAGAACAAAAAAATTTGTTTCAAAATAAGTTTCAAGCAAAACTAGACGAAGAAAGAATTAAAAATTTACAACAAGTAGCAAAAAAAATAGACAGCAACAGTATAGCTTTAGCACAAACTTTTCTTACAAGTGTTGGTCAAGCACTACAGAAAAATATGTTAGATGTTCAAAATGGCAAAACAGGAATACAACCACACCAATTAAATTCATTAGCGAATGTTGCTTTAACAGCACAGAAAATCTCAAAAGTTGCACTTGGAGAATCAACTGAAAATATAAGTATAAATGCCGAAATCGGAAATACAGAAACCTTCAGAAGAGCTATGGAATTGCTTGACACAGTTGCAGAACAGCGCAGATCAGAAAGCAGTCCAGCTTTACACTGATTGGTTAAATACAGCAAGACCTAAACAGCTTGGACCAAGTAAATATTTTCCTATTTGGTTAATTTTAGCAGGTCGTGGTTGGGGCAAAACTAGAACAGGGGCACAAGATATAGCTTTATTTGCTCTGAGAAACCCTAATTCAATTTGTGCAGTCGTAGCACCAACACATGGTGATTTACGAAGGGTTTGTTTTAATGGACCCTCTGGGCTAATGTCCATCATTCCAGAAGAGTGTTTTGCTAAAGATGTTTCAGGTTATTCAAGTTATAGAGGTGAAGAAATTACTTTATCCAATGGTTCTAAAATAATTGGATATGCAGCAATTAATCCTGATAGGTTAAGAGGACCACAATTTCACAGAGCTTGGTGTGATGAGCTTGCAGCTTGGCGTTACCCTGAAGCATTTGACCAACTTATGTTCGGACTTCGTTTAGGTGCTAAACCACAGTGTGTAATTACAACAACACCAAAACCAACGAATCTTATAAAACAACTCGTAACAAGAAAAGACGTTTTTACAACACAGGGCAATACTTTTGAAAATGAAGAAAATTTAGCTGGTACAGCACTTGAGATGTTAAAAGAAAGGTATGAAGGAACAGCACTAGGACGACAAGAACTTTTTGCTGAAATATTAGAAGATGTTGAAGGTGCTTTATGGACCCATAAAATGATTGAAAAAACAAGGTTAGATGCAAACGAAGAAAGACAATTAAAACAAATAATTATTGCAATTGACCCAGCTGTAACTGCAAATGAAAATAGTGATGAAACAGGTATTATTGTTGTTGGTAAAGATTTCAATAATTATTATTATGTATTAGAAGATTTGTCAGGTAGGCATTCTGCTGATAAATGGGCTAGAATAGCAATTAATGCTTTTTATGATTGGCAAGCTGATCGTATTGTAGCTGAAGTTAATAATGGCGGAGACCTTGTGGAAAGACTTATACGGAGTCATGATGCAACTATACCTTTTAGATCAGTAAGAGCAACGAGGGGTAAAATAGTAAGGGCAGAACCAATCTCTGCACTTTATGAACAAAGCAAAGTATTTCATATGGGAACTTTCTCAGAATTAGAATCACAGATGTGTTCATATACAGGCGATAAACAAAATAGTCCTGATAGATTAGATGCGCTGGTTTGGGGTCTAAGCGAGTTGAGTAAATCATCAGGTAATGTAAACTGGAGAATAAGCTAATGGCAATATTTGATGATATAAAAAAAGTGTTCGGTCTGAACACTGAAAAAAAACAAAAAGGCTCAGTTATGGGTTACTTCAATGTTGGTACACAAGAAAAAATGTACAAGTACCAAGATTTAGCAAAAGAAGGATATATGAAAAATGCCATCGTATATCGTTGTGTAAATGAAATATCAAAAGGTGCTAGTGCTGTGCCATACAGAATAAAGGCAGAAGATTCAATTTTAGAAAATACAGATTTACACAATTTAATAGATAGGCCAAATCCACAGCAATCTTATACAGAGTTTTTTAACAGCTTGTTTGGTTTTTTACTCCTTTCAGGAAATGCTTATATTTTAAAAGTGGGTGCAGAAGGACAAGCTCCAAAAGAATTACATTTATTAAGACCTGACAGAATAGTAATTAAAGGTGGTAGTAATTATATTCCTGATTCTTATGAATATATGGTCAATGGTAGAATTGATAAAGTCTATCCTGTTGATCAAGAAAATGGTTTTAGTGAAGTTAAACACATAAAACTTTGGAATCCACTTGACGATTATTATGGGTGTAGCCCTCTTACTGCTGCAGCAATGGAAATTGATCAACACAATTTAGCAAGTAAACATAATGTAAATTTATTAAACAATGGTGCAAGACCAAGTGGTGCTGTGGTATTTAAACCACAAGACGAAACTGGAATGTCAGTAAATTTAACAGAAACACAAAGACAACAACTATTGACAGATTTAAACAATAGATTTTCAGGGGCCAGTAATGCAGGTCGTCCCCTTCTCTTAGAGGGAGACTTTGACTGGAAAGAGATGGGGCTGAGCCCTAAAGACATGGATTTTATAAATTTAAAACACATGAGTGCTACTGATATTGCACTCTGTTTTGGGGTTCCGTCCCAACTTGTCGGTGTTCCTGATTCACAAACTTATTCAAATGTTGCAGAAGCAAGACTTGCTTTATATGAAGAAACAATCATTCCATATTTAAGAAAAGTCGCTTCTGATCTTAACGAATGGTTAATACCTATGTTTGGAGAAAACATAGATTTTGAATTTAATATTGATGACATTCCTGCTCTTTCTGAAAGAAGAAGATTAATTTATGCAAATGTAACAAATGCTGTGGCACAAGGAATCATTACTAGAAATGAAGCTAGAGAAAGACTTGGTCTTTCACCAGTTGAAGGTGGTAATGAGCTTTATATCTCAGCAAACTTGTTTCCGTTGGGGTCTGAACCATTACCACCGCCTGATAATGAAAAAGATTTTGAAGATTTTAATGAACTTGATGAAGAATTAAAGAATGAAACAAAAGCAACTAATTTTCCAAAAAGTGGTGACGATAAAAAAATATCTTTAAGAAATAGCAATTATCCGCAATTTGATTACGACTTTGCTTTAAATGTTAAAGAAGATGGTGGAAGTGTAGGAAAAGATATATGGAAAGCTGGCGGAAATATTAGAGGAAATGAAGCTTTTAACTTATGGGGTAGAGCAAGAGAGGGCGACGATAGCCCTGCTGTTTTAAAATGGATAAAGGAAAGAGAAGCATGGGCTGCAAGACACAGTGTAAACGATGGTAATGCGTTTATAGGTGGTGAAAAAGAACCGAATCTTTCAAATGTTTCAGGTGTAGTCGCACTTATGAAATGGGGTGTTGTCAATCCAAAACTCGGAGAACAAGGCATGAAAGACGTCATTCTTGAGCTTACAAAAAAACTTGAGGGTAGAAAAGAGCCAGAAGAAAAGGAAAAACCATTGGTAACTGATGTACATGTTGATATTCAGGTTGAAGAAAAACAAGTATCAGCAAGAGTAAAAGAAGCACTAAAAAATAAAGTTGATGAACATAACGAAAAATATGGCAATAACAAAACAAAAAAAGTTACTTTAGGAATGTTAGAAAAAGTATTTCTTCGTGGAGTTGGTGCTTATAATACGAATCCAAGTTCGGTAAGACCGGGAGTAAGGAGACAAGGTGGTGCTGATCGCTGGGCATTTGCCAGAACGAATTCATTTTTATTTGCTTTGAGAACTGGTAGGTTTCAAGGTGGAAAGCACGATACGGATTTATTTCCTGAAGGTCACCCTTTAAAATCTAAAGGCCCGACTGATTCGCAAGGCAGACCTAAAAAATAATGCATTATGCTATCCAAACAAAGGCATACCGCAAAAGAAGATTTAATACACGTTTTGAGATTAGAACACAACTCAGATTAAGAAATAATTTAGAAAAAGCATTTCATAAAAATATCAGAACTGTGCTTAATAAAAATGCTGATAGAGTTGCCGATGAACTACTTTATGCAGTTGATTATGACCCAGATGTAAACACAATAAGGCTTTTCAATAGTCTATTTCCTGTGATAGAAAAGAATCTTAGAAAAATATTTGAAGCATTCATCAAATATAATATTGAACTTTATGACCCAGATACTAAGAATTTAGAGTTTACAACTTTTGGTACAGCAGTCACTTTTGAGCAAATATTTAAGCAATATCTTAGAGAAAGAAATATCATTTTTGAAACATTGTCAGCAAATCAGTCAAGACAAATAATGAGAACGATTAGAAATAAAAGAAATGAGAACCTTACCTTGCCACAATTAGCTAAAGAGGTTAGACAAGTTGTAAGAGGATTTAGTTTATTCAGATCAGCAAGAATTGCAAGAACAGAAACTCATAGTGCGGCAAGTTTTGCATCACAAGAATATAATAAAAAAATAAGTGATCAGCTCGGTCAAACCCTTTATAAAAGGTGGGTTGCGGTTAGTGATGGAAGAACAAGAGATTCACATGCAAGAGCAAACGGCCAAGTAAGACAAATGGACGAGGACTTCTCAATTAACGGAGCACAGATGAAATATCCCGGTGACCCTAGAGGTGGTGCAAAGAATGTTGTAAATTGTCGGTGTGTGGTTGTATATGTTGATGAAGAAGATTTGAGTTTGATAGATTAGATAATGTTGTGCTAGACTACGAATTTAACTACTATATATAGTATGCCGATACCAAAACCGAAAACAGGAGAGAGTAGGCAAAATTTTATGCAGAGATGTATGGGAGATAAGACGATGACCTCAGAATATGAAAATGATCAAAGGTTAGCTGTCTGTGCAAGTTCGTACAATTCAAAAAAGGAAGATTCCGAAGAAGCTAAAGAAGAAATAAGAAAAGATGTTTTTACTACACAAGAAGAAGCCGAAGAAAGGGCAGAAGAAATTGGTTGTGTGGGTTTTCACACACATGATGAAGATGGTAGAAAAATTTATATGCCATGTGAGACACATACCGAGTATGTAAGACTTACAGGAGAAGATATTAAAAAAGAAGAACCACAAGAACTTTTTGAAACTGAGCATTTAGAGTTTGAAACAGAAATTAAAGCCTTAGCTGTAGAAGAAAATGCAGATGAAGGTGTGTTTGAAGGTTATGGTTCTGTATTTAATAAAACTGACTTAGGAAACGATGTAGTTAAATATGGAGCTTTTAAAAAATCGCTTAAAAGGAAAGGTGCGAAAGGTGTAAAGCTCCTGTATCAACATAAATCAGATATGCCTATAGGTGTGTTTGATGAAATAAAAGAAGATCAACACGGACTAAAAGTAAAAGGCAGATTAGCACTTAAAACTCAAGTAGGCAGAGATGCTTTTGAGTTGATGAAAATGGGTGCATTAGAT